AACGTATGGCCTGGTGCGGCTTTGCGGCTTAAAGAAAGTGTACCGGCTGGGTCAGATATAGCGATTTTGCGGGAAATTCGGTTGGCATGGGATTCGCTGCTCTTTCGACGCGCACGGGGTGCCTCGCGGATCGGCTGACGCGGCAAACGGACGCTGGGAGCTGCGTCACCGGTCGCCGGCCGCCAGCTCCAAGCGACCAGCTCCGGTGCCCACGGGGTCAGAACTGGCGAGTTCGAGCCTCGAACCCTGGGTACGGCGTCGGAACTGGATGCGAGCCCCGCCGAGCCCCGCCGAGCCCCGCCGAGCCCCGATCGGGAAAAGTTGGGCCGGCCGCGAGGCGTTTGACGCGGCAAAGGGAAGCTGGGAGCTGGTGCTGCGCCCGATCGGGGTGAGGGCCGGGGTGAGGGAGCCGTGGTGGGTCAAACCGGTCTACCCCGGCCGCGCGGGGACCGCGGGCCGACGCGGGCCAGCCGCGGATCGGCGCCATGGTCTACAGACTGACGCGGCAAGTCGATCCGGGGGCGCACGGGGCCGCTGTGGCTCGCCGCCGTGCTGCTCGGCTCGGTCTATCTCCGTGGTGGCCCGGTCCCACTGCTCGATGGTGAGGTACTCGGCGATCACCTGCCTACGAATGGGAATCCTTCCTTCTCCGTAAGGATCGCCGATCGCTCAAGCGTTTCGCCAGCATTGATGATATGCTTGGAGTATGAAACACACCTTGATGCTCACCCTGCTGTTGTGCTCGACCGCCCACGCGGCCGAGGTTTACCACCCCACCATCCACATGAAGAATGGGATCGAAGTCTACGAGGGCCTCGTGTCCAAGCGGACGCCGAAGAAGGTCCGCGACATGACGCCGGAGCAATACTTCAACTACGCCAACGCCGAGAACCTTATGGCTCGACGGCGCAACCGCGAGGCAGCCTACCCGTACTCCGACCGCGTGCGGTACGGCTACGTCACCGAAGGCGCGAGCGCCGGGCAGACGCGATTCGGCGGTGGCGTCGGCGCCGGAGGGTTCGGCGGATCGGGCGGATACGCCGGCTACCTCGGTGCAGGCGATCAACAAAGCGGCTACGGCGGTGGCTTCGGTGGCTACGGCAGCGGCCGGCCCGGCAACTCGATGCAGTCGGCCGGCAGATCGTACAGCAAGAGCTATACTTTGGAGTACCACGAATGGCCGACGTTCAACGGCGGCGATGTCGAGGTGCTCAACCCCTACGTGAAGCCGAAGGATTAACGATGCTCGGCCCTCTGATACTGGTCTTCGCTCAGTTCATGGCCGTCGTCCTGCCGCTGTTCGTCGTCGCAGTGTGCATCGGCATCACCAGAAGAGCTTGGCGGAATCGGAAGGGGACTGATGCGATGCTCACGCTTCTCTTGAGTGAAGACACACTCGATCCGCAGCACCATGACGCGAGTGGTCCCGTCTCGCCCTAGCAGTTCTTTCGCGGCGGTCTCCGCGTCCGCATCGCTGTTCGGCTTCTCGAACGGCAGAACTCGCCGAATACGTCCAACGTCATCGGTCCCGACGACGAGTATCGTGCGATCGCTCTTGTCGAAGTGGATTATCGTCGTTGCGTAGGCCATGCGTTGCTCCAATAAAAGTAGCCGCGCTCAGTGTTTCCCTACCCCAAGCGCGACCGGCAGGTATGTCGCCTTCCTGGCGTCCCTGACTCAGGGTGAAAAATGGCAGCCCGTGCGCGGCGGGGTTAATCGACCGCAACACGGGCTGCCGGTCACGAAGCCTGCTTGAAAGTCCCGGTTATCTTGTGGCTGGCACACGCGATGCGTGTTTGGGACTGATCCATGCCCCGGTGCCCGCTTCGGGCCAACCCATTTCCACGATTCTAACGAGATCGGCACCTGTGACAAGCACAAAATCAATAAATTAAATCAAAGCTGGCGTGATGAAGAAAAAACTCTACAAAAAGCGGATTGTCGAGACCATTTTTGCGCTTCGGACGGTGGAAAATTTCGGAAACGAGCAGCGTTTGGCCAAAAATGAGTCCCGAAGACCCTTATGCGAGCTTCGCGAAAGCATCCACAGCCGTCTTGGCCGCTTCAACGCTGCCGAGCTGCGTCGCGAGCTTCTTCGCGGCGATCAACGAGTCCAAGGTGAGCGTCGAGGCCACGGTCGTTATGATCGCCGGCCGGCGCCCAGGTCGTGCGCGGCGTTTCTTCGCATCAGCGGCAAGCACCGTGCTCACCTGGGCCGACGAAACGGTCACGCCCCTCTCCGCGAGCCTCGCGATCACGTCCCGCGGACGCGCACCAGGCCCGATTTCTCGTCCAATCTGGCGAATTTGCTCCGATTTGGACACGTTATTCGTCAAAACTCGCGTCATAAAATGCTTCTCCTCACTGGTGATACGCCTGTGGTTGCAAGAACCTTTCACGAAATTCTTGCTGATGGGCTGAAGATAGCCCACCGAGGGAAGCGGAGCAACTGTCAGACCGGTGCGTAAGGGACCGCTTCGCACCAGATGCCGAAGAGATCAGCATGGTAGGTGAAGACGAGCACCCGGCGACAATGATCGCATTGAAACTTGTGCTCGCCGCCTTTGAGTATCTCGTCGTGGTGCCACCAGATGTCATAATCGGTGACAGGGCGCTTGCAAACTGGGCATTTGTACTCGACTCGGCCAAGATCGCAGCTCCCGTCGTCGCAATGGCCGATGAAAGTGACTTCAGCACGTGGAAATCGGGCGTCGCTCACGAGCTAGTTCCTCCAATCGTTGTTTCAGCTCGTGCTGAAAGCACGTGAGCATGTCGCCGCCCTGGCCAGGCCCGAAGTCGTAATAGGCACAGCAGAGCCCGTGCGGCAATGCGTAGACCCACCAGACTCTAAGCATCGTCAATCACCTGTCGCAGCCAGTTGGCCGACTCACGGTCGAGCCCCTTTGCGGCCTCTTTCATGGCCCCGATCGAGATGAAGCCGAGCGGTCGGAGGGCCGCCGCGATCACCGCAGCTCGAAGCGGGCACGTGTCTGGCGTCCGCGTGTTGTAGCCGAGGTTCCTCTCCTCGGCCGGCATGTCTGGGTGCGTGCAGGAATGTAGCCAGCTTCGGCTGCCGTCTTCATCCTCTTCCCGCTCACCTTGTCGATGCTCGCAGTCGAAGCACGAGAGCTTCAACTCGGCGCTTGGACCTTGCTGCTTAGCCACGCCCGGTCCCCTTCTTGTGCTTCGGCACCGTGGCGTCGTGCAGCCAATTAGCCGCCCGCTCGCCTATAGTCCAGTAGAGCAGCTCGCTCAGCGGATGGGCGATCAGGTTGTGGACGCCCCACCAGAACTCTTCGCGTAGCGATCTGTCCGTTATCGTCCAGGTGGCCACGAAACAGGAGGCACCCACGGCGATCAGGGCCACAACGCCACCGATAAGGGCGCCGACCAATATGTCTGCCGTGGACAGAATCGCTGATAGTGCCACAACGAATCCCTCTATCATGGCGAGTGCGTCTTCAAGATGTTCGTCGGGCACAGGAATCTCCAACTATTCAGGTACAGGTTCGCCGCGAACTGCTCGGTGTTCATCGCCGGTCCCCATCGAGCCCCGGTGTTCACCGAGGAGAGCCCGCGGTGCCTGACTGGCCCAAACCAGTCGGACATATCGCCGTAGACGATCTGACGCTCAATGTGCCGCCTGATTCTCTCGCTCATGGTGTCGATGAAGCTCTGCGGGAACACGATGGGCTCGTCCATCAATGCACCTCAATGACGACCGAGTAGTCCCAGCGGAACTGGTCGTTGGCGTAGGTCATCGGCTCGCATTCGAGCCGGACGGCCAAGTGCAGATACCACCAGACGCCGATCGCGACCAGCGCCGTCACGAGGAACAAGTGTTTCAACCCGAACTGCATCAGGCCACCCTCTGCACCTGGTCGTCGGTGACGCCACAATCGCGGCACATGCCGCGAAGCCAGTCACGACGCAGGTGTGAACACGTGAGCTGACCACAGAGCCGCGACATCGGGTCCGGGTCGATTTGACGCTGAAGCTCTTCGATCGACGGGCCGAAGAGGAAATCTTCGACGGCCTCGGCGCAGTTGTGGTGGTTAAACATTGCCACCCTCGGCGAGCAGGGCCGCAATGGCCGAAGCGTGCTCAAGCGACGACGGCTCACGCGCGGGTAGATACCGCCGTCTCAACACTTCCGCGGTTGAGATGCGGCAATCGAGCTTCGCGATTCGCTTGACGATTCGCGCGACTTGAACCCGTGAGTGACCTGTAGCCCAAACTACGTAGTAGTCGAGATCACCTACGAGCCGTCCGCGCTCGCATTGCCAAGATGCAATCAGGAGATCGAGCATGTTTGCCGTTTAGAGAAGTGCGTGTGCTACTTCTCAAACAGCAAACCTAGACGGATGGTTCCCGATAAATCTTCGGACGGCCGCTGCTGCCTGCGCCCTTGGCAGCCCGCATCGTCTCGTCCCAGGGGATGCGCTGCACGTGATCTGCCGTGAAGCTGAGAAGATGCTGGCGCCAGAGTACGACCGAACCGAAATTGCAGTCTTTGGCGGCAAACTCGGCAAAGGCCGTCACGCCGGGTGCAGGTACGTCGGCTCCGTCATGGTAGACAGTTTCACCGATAGAAAAGCCGATCGCTAGGTATTGGGTGCCGTCATTGAATTCGACCAACACGCCATGTGGCCCAGCGATAAAGCCTGTGACGATTTTGCCGGCCTTCCGTAGTTGTCGGAGATTGGAGAGCGAATTTGCAGCATCACCGTCTTCGGGACGGAAATCAAAGCCTTCCAAAACGGGGACATATTCCTGCACGCCTTCTCGAAGCGCCCTCGCCATCGGCGTTTCAATGCAGAACCGAGGGGCCGAGTCATTTGCTTCGTGACTCATTGGTGGTTCCTTGGCTTAGTTGGGGGAAATTAGTTCTTGTGAGGTACAGACCTTTAACCCACTTCCGTTACATTAGCTTTGATTCAAGACCGATTCAATAAAAAGTTCAGTCTTTTGATTAGAACTACCGAAACTTTAATGTTCCTGGTCGATCTATGCGGATTGACTTTGCTTGACTTATCGACCGGCCGGGTTATTCTTGCTTAGGGCATTACATCGACATTGACTAAAAGGAACCCGTATGGCGATCGTCGCCTACCTCTGGACGACTAAAAAGTACCTGCCGACATGGCTTGAGCAGCAGAAAGAAGAGCTGCAACGCTATGCGGGCAAGCACAAAGTCGAGGTGGTCGGTCAAGTCATCGAAAGCAGGCCGCCTCGTGTTGCTCGGCTCAAGCAATGGCCGAAGCTCATGCAGGTGGTCGCAATGGCCAAGCAGCACGATGCGACCTTGATTATACCGCGACTGCATCGGTTGGTGAAAAGTCCGTCGTTCCTGAAGATTCTGAGGGACCACCAAGTCGAGTTCAAAGCGCTCGACTTCGGGCGAGTCAGTCAGCGGACGATCGAGACCTTCATTCAAGCGGCCGAAGAAGCCGAGCGGGCTGCCAGCCAGCGTCAAAAAGACGCTCTGGCCGCAGCCAAAGAGGCAGGTACGAAGCTCGGCTCGGCTCGCCGCGGACACTGGAAAGGTCGGGAACATTTGCGTGGCCAGAAGAAGGCAACGATCGTTTCGGCACAGAACCGGAGCCTGCGTGCGAAGGAAGCCTACAAAGGCATCGAGCAGCCAATGCTGGAACGTGTGGCCGCCGGCTGGAGCTACCAGGCGATCGCCGACTGGCTCACCATCAAAGATCACCTGACGACGGCCGGCAAGCCATTCACGGGGACGGCCGTCTGGCGTATCGTGCAACGACTGCCCTCAATCAGGGAAATGAAGCCGGAGCCCCAACGTGCGTACAAACCACCAATAAAGCTGATTCAAAAGCTGGCCGAAGGTGGAATGGACCCTGGTGCGATCTCCAAACAGCTCGCCAAAGAAGGTTATGCCCTCCCGGATGGTCACGTCTTTACGGCGACCGACGTGCAGAAGATTGGTCGGCTTGAACTTACCACCGTTTGACAAGTCAAATCTCCCCTAGTTTGCACATTTCTAACAATCCGCCGTTTGCGTCATGCCGATTCTTGATCTAGGGTTGGCGGGGCCAGCACGAAGCAAAGCGGGCTCAACGTGAGCGACTGGGGTTATAACGGTGATCGAGACAGAGAAAACAGGATGGGGTACGCGCCTGCGCTGTCGTCCATTTGAGGAACGACGACCAGAAATCGAGATTGTGGTTGAGGTCGAGAAGCCGCGCACTGGGCGCAACCCTGACATCAAGATTTACTTCAGTGGCGTATCTGCACAATCACCACTAGGCCGCATGGACATGGCTTCGTGGAGGAATTGCATGACCGCGATTTTGACAGAAGCGGACAAGGTGTCCGAGCAGCTCCAGGCAGCCGCGAAGCGAGCCGCCCCACCGAAAGTGGCACCGAAGAAGCGGACTAAGAAGTCCTAGCGATTGGCAGCATCAGGTCGGGAAACGCCTCTTGGAACCGACGCACCAGCTCCCACTCTTCCTCCGTGAGCGCTAGTTGATCTTGCGCGAGAAAGAACCACGGGGCGATCAGCTCAGCGTGCCTGCGCCCCAGAATCAGGAGGGGCGATCGGTCGAAGGCATCAGCTCGCCTCTTGCTGGAGAAGCCCGAATTGGCCAGTCGCATACCAAATGCCATTCGATCCGCGCACCATCGCGTAGCCCCAAAAGTCACAGCGTCCGTTGACCGCGGACCAGTGACCGGGTGAATGACGCCAAGAGTTGTACATCTCCTCGGCGGCCTCCGCCTCGGTGTTCTCCGGCCAGGACTCCGCGCACACCTCTTTGAACTCCTGGCATTCTGGCACGAGCTGATACAGCTCGTGGTATCGCTGGTCCCAGAGCTGGTGCCCCTGCTCCTGGTGATCGGCCTGGTACTGCGCGTGCTCCTGGGCTTTGGCCTGCAAGATCGGATGCTGCTTGCCCGTCGCCAGACTCAATACGCCGAGCCGCTGGCCGGCGGCGATCAACAGCCCGTTCGCGTCGCCGGAGTCCGGCTTGATGTCGAGCTGGTCGGATGGTGGCAGGAAGTCGTAGTTGCTGGTCATCGGTGCGGGTTGACGGCGAACATGAGGGCGAAGAAAGCCAGGATCGAGGCGATCACGACGGCCGAGGCGAGCCACTTCGGTGGCTGTGGCCGGTCAAGCGACACGATCTCCGTCACGTCGCCACTGTCGCCGGGAAAAGCTGGGGCGGTGGTCACGGTGACAAAGCACCCGTTACCGAGCGATTGGATGTCGCAGCCCTCGAAGCCGAAGCCACGGGTGTAGGCCATGACCTTCTTGCGTTTCCGCCAATCCGAAAATAGAGTTCTGAGCTTCATTCGCCGGTTCCAAAGTTGAGTGAGCACGGCGGACAGGCCGACTACGCCGCCGGCCGCCGCCAGCTCGATGACACCACCGCACATGCCACAGGCCAGGATCACGCTTTTGCTCCGAGTTCTTTGTCGAGATCGCGGGCGACCTTCCCGCCCCAACACTCGTTGAGCGTCTTGGCCCGCTTTTGGAACGTCCGGTCGTTGCGATGCTGGTTTAGGAACCGGATACATTCCGGCGCCGTCGGCCCTCCGTGGCGTTGCATCAACTGCGTGTACTGCACGATGAGCGGCGAGTCTGGCCGCGTGTCGATGATGTACTTGCCGGCTGGTATGTAGCCGTCCATGACCAGAGCTTCGAGCATCAGGTTTGGGTATCGCCTTACGCGATGCCCTCGCCGTATCTGCTGGAGCTTGTCGGCGAAGCTGACCGTCTGCGGCGGCCGACCGGTGATCTGGTACTCGAAGACTTCGCCGGGTTGGCAACCGACATCGAGCGCGAAATCGTATTCGCGGATGTTGTAGACCGTCCCGACATACTCCTCGAAGTCAGCGGCGCGGACCCGGTAGACGGGAATCTGCTGTGCTTTGAGCTTCGGTTTACTCATGCCTGCCCTGCGGTCGTCACGACGGAGGCATCGAGAACCGTTCCGAGAGCGGCGGCCTCGGCCGGCTCCTGGAACACAAACGCACGCGGGGCGATTGCCTCCTGCGTGGCCAGCTCGACGACGTTGAACGCTTCGTCACCGACGATCAACGCGACGCCCTTGATGTACGGCGTCGTGCGGACGATCTCGACGGCGTGGTTCACTTCCGGCCGGTCGTAGATCGCCGCCTGGGTGTGGGGCTCCAGCCGCGTGTAGTCCGGCGAGCCGTGGCGCTTGTACAGGATGCAGTATTGGCGTCGCATGTTTGGCCTCGAAGGGGAATGTTGTCTATCTCTCAAACAGCAATCACGCGGCCACGGTTCCCCGGTGCGGGACGAGATTATTGGAGTTCCGGCAACAATGGACGCGGCAAATCTAAGAATTGTGCAGATTTTTCTGGATGTTCTGAAAATGAAGAACCATTTGGCCCTAATCTATTAGTGACCCTTTAGTTGGAAGAACACCGAATGCCCCGCGTCTCTGACCCCGCTGATCCCCGCCGCTGCAAAGGCACGAGCCAATCGGCTCAGTGCTTGAATGAGGCAGTGTCCGGCAGCGATTACTGCGAGGTTCACGCACGCGGCAACATTGCAGCCGACGCAGAGGAAAAACGGCTGTACCGTCTGACCGAGGCCCAGTATCGGACTCGCCTGGCCCAGCTCTCTGAGCATGAGCAAGTCAAAACTCTCCGTGAGGAAATCGCGCTTACTCGAATGCTGATCGAGAAGCGTTTCAACCTCATCAAAACTGACGCCGATCTCTTAGCAGCCTACGGTCCAATCAACAGCTTGCTCTTGACTGTGGAGAAGCTGGTCAAATCAGCGAATGCGATTGAACAGAATCTCGGTGTGCTTCTTGGGAAACCAGCTCTGCTCAGGCTGAGCCAGACCCTATGCGAGATCATCATTGACGAGCTTCAGGGCACCCCTGGCTTCGAGGAAAAGATCGACAAGATCGTCGCTCGCCTCGTGACAGCAGTCTCCAGTGCTCAGAACCCCGTCGAAGACAAATAACCCACGAACCACGAACCCAAGAGTAGAGCCCATGCTCGCGAAGATTCGCACCTTCCTCCAAGACCCGACGCATATCGTCAACATCCTGACGGCCGTCACCGCCGCGCTGACCTACTTCCAAGGCAGCGAGCTGGTCGCCAGCAATCCGAAGGCCGTCGCCGGTATCGGGACCGCCCTCGGTGTGACGAACGTCGTGCTCCGCCTGCTGACGCAGGTGCCGGCGGCTCCGGCCGCGGCTCCCGCGTCGGACCCCAAAGCCGCACCCGCGGCTGCCCCCGCGGCCTAATGCGTAAGTCACCGCCGCGAGGCATTCGCCGCTGACAATTTGCTAGACACCCAACTTGGCGACGGCCCTTGGGTGCGATCAAAGGCTTTTCCGTTGAGCCGGCCTGGCGAATCAACGGACACCCCTCCTGGGATAGCATCCCAGGATCGCGCCGACGGGCGTTCTCAATCACACCAGTCGCACCTCTGCATAGCACGTGCATAAAGGTCTGGTCAAACAAACCGGCCGGGCCTCTGCCGCAAGGCACGCTTTCTCTCGGCCGGTCTTTTTCACCTCAGTAGCCCGTTCGGGCAGAAAGGTTCTGCCTATGGGAGCCAAGAAGAACTGGATCAAGGGTGCCATCAAGCATCCTGGAGCCCTGACCCGCAAGGCCAAGGCCGCCGGACAAACGGTGTCCGAATACATCCACGAGGCCCACAAGAACCCGACGACCCGGCGTGAAGTGGCTCTGGCCAAGACGCTGGAAGGCTTCCACCACAAGAAGTAGTCGTCCATTTGATCCCAGCTCCCGCGCGGCGACGCGCGGGAGCTTTCCTTCCTCTCACGAGGCTCGATGCGAAGTCCCTCCGGCAACTACCTGTGTGCCTGCGGAAACCCGATCGTCTACTCGAACGAAGAGCGATGCGAAAACTGCTGGGCCGGCGACCAACAACGCTGGAACGGCAAAGACAGCAGCGTCAACACGACACTGCCTGACCCAATAAAGCGCCAGGGACGGGCTCTTTTCACCACAACTCCGAGGTAATCATGCTGAAACGAATCGTTTTAGGCGCCATCATGGCGCTCACCGTGGCTGCCACCGCTGTCCCAACTGCCTACGTCGCCTACAATCCGGCTCCGACGTTCGATCTGGTTGGAGATGAAGTCGCCTTCAACGTGCCCGAACAGGCCCCGGCTGCCGCTGACCCGAATAAGGCAAGCATCTCGATCAAGGCCCCGACGACGATCAAGGTCGGCCAGCTCGCCACCATCGACGTGAGCGATAGCGTTGCCGACAGCTTCGATTGGGAAGTGGTCCCTTCGACCGAGAACTTCCAGGTGATCGACAACGGGAAGCGAGCCCACTTCACCACCTCGATTGACGAGACGGCCGACAGCTACATGCTCATCGTCGGCGGTGCCAAAGACGGAACAGTGGACGTGAAGACCTGGCGGATCGTTGTGACCGGACGCCCGACCGCGGCGACCATCGGCCCCGACGCCAGTATCGCGGCCAAAGTCGGTCAGTGGTGTGCGTCGGTCAACTCGCCGACGAAGCGTGAAGACCTGACCAAGCTCGCACAGAGCTTCTCCAGCGTTGCCGAGGCCGCCAAGAGCGCGACCATGACGCCTGACGCGATGGTCCAGGCTACAACGCAATCGAACCTGAAGGCGCTTGGCATTGACAACCTGAAGAACTGGTCGCCGTTCTTCACCAATTTGCAAAACGAATTGAAGACGATGGACACGGCCGGCAAGCTGCCGGACGGCCTCGCCCATATCGCCGTCTGGGAACAGATCGCACAAGGTCTGGCTCAGTACGCGAGCACCTTGGGGAGCTAAAGCATGAGCAAACCCCTCGATTTCACCGACCGTGAGATCAAGGTCGGTGACACGTGCGTCTATCCCGTGCGACGGGGTTCAAGCATGTGGCTCCAGAAGATGACCGTGAGCCAGATCGAGTTCGAGACTCGTCCCGGCGCAGCCGCCCCAAGCTACAAGCTGCGTGGCTACAACAACGTCGGTCGTAAGGTCACGGTCACGAGCCTCAAAAACACCATCGTCATTGACCAACCTCTCGCGAGCTAGCTCATGCAGATCAGCCGCCGTGAAGCACTGATTCTTGCCGGCGGCCTGATCGCTGGTGTAAAGCCGGCCTTCGCCGCTGTTCGTGGCCAGCGGAGAGACTTCGGCTGGCTGAATGACCCAGCTCTCCATCGCGAGTGGATCAAAGGGCAATCGCGACCCTACTACGCCGACTTTGCTGGTGAGATCACCGGGAGCGGCAAGGGGAAGCAAGTCCTGCTCTGGCCGTACCTGGAAAAAGTCATGGGGAAGAAATACTACCCCTCGATCCAGGACATCGGCGATTGCACGTCACACGCCACGGCGATGGGCGTCAACATCCTGACGGCCGTCCAGATTCTCATGCACGGCCGTCCCGAGCGCTGGGTGGCGATGGCTGCCACCGAGCCCATTCATGCAGGCGCTCGTGTCGAGATCGGCGGCAGCAAGATTCCATCTCGCCGTGATGGTGCGTGCGTCAGTTGGGCCTGTGATTGGGTCCAACAGTACGGCGTTCTTCTCCGTCAGAAATACGGCGCCATTGATCTGACCGAATACAACGCTCAGCTTGCCCGCCAGTGGGGCTCCCGCGGCGTGGGTGTACCGAGCCAACTTGAAGCGATCGCCAAAGAGCATCCCGTCAAGATGGCGAAGCTTACGACCTGCTGGTCCGAAGCTCGCGATCTGGTGGCAAATGGCTACCCCGTCGTCATTGGTTCCGATGTCGGCTTCAATTCGCAGTCCGACGGCGACGGCTTCCTCAGCCCTGGTCCAACCTGGTGGCACGCACTGCTCCTCGCCGGCATCGACGACAAGAGCAAGCGGCCCGGCGGTTTGATCCTGAACTGGTGGCCGCCGAGCTGGACGAGCGGCCCAAAGCACAAGCTCGGCACCCCGGCCAGCGCGTTCTGGGCAGACGCCGACGTGATCGACCAGATGCTCGGTAAAGAAGACAGCTTTGCTTTGAGCAACTACGTCGGCTACAAGCGGCAACCGCTCAACTACATGCTCATTCCACGGTAAGGAAACCACCTATGGTCGCGGCCGTAAATCTGGATGAATGGTGGCGCGACCACAGAGAACTCTCCGAACTCAAAGTCATCAGGAAGATGGCTCAACTCTCCTCCGAGGTACAACCCGATGAAAAATCTGTTCCTGATCGCGACTCTGATCGCGGGAGTAACGACCAATGTTCCTGATCTGGCGGCGGTTCGTGCGGTGGCTGCGGAATCTGGGTATCAAACTCGGCCGAAAGCAGCCGGTGGACTGGACAGCCGAGATCAGCGATCTCCTGGGGATCGTAAACTCAGCCCTGGACAAAGAGGGGGTGCCAAAAGTGCCAAACCCAACACCGAACAACCCAACGCCGGCCAGCGAGCCGACATCCCAGCCGATCCCGAACTCGACCGCAGCTCCGTCAAAGCCGACAACCCCGCCGGCACCGATGACGGATCAGAGTGCCGCCCCGGTGAAGCAACGCCGATTCCAGGGGCGTCTCATCGCGTGGCTGCGTCGGAGGAACAGCGAACGGAAGGCCAACGAGGCGAACTTGACGGACTCGACGAGCACTTCCCAGAACAAGTAGACGGCCACGACTGCCCTTGCGGCAAAGATTGCAAGTGCCCGCCATTCGTCTGCAAGAACAAGGATTGTGACAAGAACTACCTCATCATGTTCACGGCGAAATGGTGCAAACCATGCCGGCAGATGTATCCGAAGATCGAGAAGCTTCGGAAGGATGGCTACCTCGTATACGTCTATGACATCGACGAGTACCCCGATCTGAAAGAGCAGTTCAAGCTCGCCTCGGTCCCCACGTTCGTCGTCATGGACAAGCGCAAGGAAACGAAGCGATTCGTGGGGCTCACCGACGTGGCCGACATCACGAGGTTCGTCATCAAGGAAGCTGACCAGAAGCCGGAACCGACTCCCAAACCGGATAAGTACAACTTCCTGCAAGTCTCGGTCGCTCAGCCGGAACGTGTCAATTACTTCGTGCCGCGAGTCGGGCCGGCAGTGTACGTGCCACACTTCACCCCCAAACGACCATGAATCATTTCCGCAATGCGATTAGCCAGGCACGTAACCTGGCCGTCAACGAGCGAATCGTGACCACCACGCAGGTTCGGTCGCTCGACGCCATCGTCCGCACGCCGATGATGCGTGACCCGCGTAGCGGGAAACGAATCCCGGCTCTCGCGCGTCTGGAACGACGGGTTGCCCGGCTCTACCGACAGGAAACTGGCAACTTCCTCACCTCGATCAATTGGTCCGCGGTCCTTCAGTGGCTCAAGGATCATATCGTCCAAATCCTGACGCTGATCGCCGCGATCATCCCCTTCTTCATGTAGTCATCGCCAGGCGGAGTCCTGGCCCTCGGAGCGCGGTGAGGGCTGGGGCGGCATCACCGCACCTGGCCCCACCGCGACCAAATCAATGCTATGCCTCGCCACGACCCTCGAAACAACCGAGGCCCCGCGATCGGCGGAGGCAAGAACAAGGTAGGCGAGGGCGTTGTTAAGCCGTGCAAGACATGCCCCGGCAGCGGCAACGCGCAGACTGAATCAAAGCCTGAATCAAAGCCAGTGACGGCTTGCTCCGAAGCCACTCGCCTCTGGCGACACGTCACATTTGGGACGGCCACCTGCGTAGGCATGATCGAAGGTTATGCCGACCTGGAGATGCCCAACCCTCCCATCGCCGACATACGCAAGCTGCGTGATCGGCTTGACCAACTAATCAAGACCCTTGAGGCCAAACATGCAACTGCCCGTCCCGTCGAGTAACCATCCACAGGTCCAGATCGAGACGGTCACGCCGACCGAGACGCTGACCACGACGGTGGACAAGTCCCACAAGGTCGCTGAGATCGCGGTGCCGCCCGGCACCGACGAGACGAAGCTCCAACACTTCGCTCGCTACCTTACCTCGCGGGGCCACGCAGTCGGCGAGAAGCTGGTCTACGTGAACGGCTCGTGGGAGCAGCTCACCGAGGAGCTTCACGCGAAGCTGAAGTCTGACGCCGCTGACGTGGAGCAGAAGACGAAGGATGCCGCCGCTGCCGCGGAAGCCGCAGCCAAGGCTGCTGCGGGCAAAGCGTCCAGCACGGCGAGCCGAGCCAAGGCCACCGCCGCGAGCGCGGCCAGTGCCGCTCAGGCCACCGTCGTGAACGCGGCCCACAGTGCCGAAGCCACTGTCGTACACGCCGCTAACAACGCCGAGTCCGCCGCCGAGCACACGGCCGAGGCCGCCAAGGAAAAGGTCGATGGCGCGGTCGCCGATGCAAAGGAAAAGGTCGCCGAGCACAAGACCGCGATAGGCGTGGCCGTCGCCGGAGCGAAGATCGCGGCCGAAGTCGCCGGCTAATACCGGCATCCGATTCATCCACTCAACCCTCCAACTTCACCACCTTGGTGAGAAAGAGTATTCCCATGCGAAATGTCGAGCCCTCCCCGGCTGCCGTAGGTGGCCGTTTCGATCCCGTCACGAGCCCCACTGGGCCGCTGGACAAGCGTTCCAACGCCGCCCCGGTGTCGCAGATCGTGCCGAACGGCGATCCCATCAGCGAAGTCCGGTCTGTCCCGGAGAACACGAACAGCCCCGATCCGAACCGCGACCTGTACCAGTCGAGCAAGCCGAAGCCGGTCGCCGAAGGCGGTGTGTACTAAGCGCTGACAAGCGCTTCTGGGACCGCCGGGACGAACGCCAATACAACCCAGCCGCCGGCTCAAGAAGCCATAACTGCCGCTGGTCAACCGCGAGCCCGACCACAAAGCGGTCCCAAAATCACCAATGAGTGACGCCCTTGTCAACGATTTCGTTAACAGCCTCGTGTCTGGTCTAAAAGGCCGGACGCTGACGAGCTGCTCGCGTTGGTCGGCGAATCGACGAGTGATGGGCGAGCCATTCCCAGGCCCCTACTCGTGGAAGTATCACCCGTGGGTACGGGAGATTCTTGATTCGCAGGCATCGTTCAACTATTCGATGAAGGCCGCCCAGATCGGCCTCACCGAAGTTGCAATCAACCGTGCGTTCTACGTGATCGACGTGCTCAAGCGAGATGTGCTCTACGTCTTGCCGACCGCACTGAACGCTACCAAGTTCTCGAAGACGCGATTTGCAACGGCGCTCAAGCACAGCCCGTACCTGGCCTCGATCTTCACCGACACGAACACGGTGAACTTGAAGCAGGCCGGCACTTGCAACCTGTACATCAGCGGTAGTCGCGGCGACAGCAACCTGAAGTCCATCCCCGTCTCGGACCTGATCCTGGACGAAGTGGACGAGATGGACGAGGCCCAGATTTGGTTGGCCTTGGAACGTCTCTCTGGCCAACTGCACAAGACGGTGTGGGGCCTCAGCACTCCGACCATCCCTAATCAGGGCATCCATAAGCTCTACCTCGGCACGACGCAAGAACACTTCTTCTTCGTCTGCCCACATTGTTCACGCCACACAGAGCTTGTATGGCCTGATTGCGTCGAGATCATCGGCGAAGCGGTCAACGATCCTCGCTGCCACGAGTCCTTCCTGAAATGCAGGGAATGCAAGCATCGCCTGGAGCACAAGGCCAAGCCGGAGTTCCTATCGGACGGGTTTTTCCAGCCGACAGCGCCGAATTCCAATCCCGACTGCCGCGGGTTCTACGTCAACCAGCTTTACAGCTACACCGTCACACCAGGCGAGATCGTTGTCGCACACTTCCGCGGCTTCGGTGACGAGGCCGCCAATCACGAGTTCCACAAGTCGAAGCTTGGGCTGCCATTCGTCGGCCACGGTGCCCAAGTCTCGGACGAACAGATCGACAAGGCGATCAGCAAACATTCAAAAGCGGACATGCCGCCGACTGATGGGCGACGCCTAATCACGATGGGTGTGGACCAGGGTAAATGGTGCTACGCCGAAATCGCCGAATGGTTCAACGTCGAGTACACGCATGACATCCATGCGGTCGCCGTCAAGAAAATCCTCTTCGAGCTGAAATTCCTCGAAGATGAATGGCATCTGCTCGACGAGCTGATGCACACGTGGCAGGTGCGGGCCGCCGTCATCGACGCTGATCCGCAAATCAACGAGGCCCGCGCCTTCGCTCGGCGCTTTCCTGGCTTCGTCTGGCTGTGCCGTTACAGACGTGGCCAAGTGGCCAAGGAAATCGCGATCACGGACGAAGATACCGGCGCTCCGATGGCCACCGTCGATCGAACGAACTGGCTCTCGTGTGCCCTCGGCCGATATAGGACGCCTGGTCGCATACTGCTGCCGCAAGACGTATCGCTCGAATACCGCGAGCACATTAAGTCACCGATTCGGACGTATGTCGAAGACGAAAACGGCAACCCGGTTGCCACCTACAAGGAAACCGGTCCTGACCACTTCGCTCATTCTTCGGTATATAGCGAGATCGCTCTGCCACTCGCGGCCGCGCAAGTCACCGGCCGAAGCATTCAATCGTTCTGGTAATCAACTGAGAGGGGAGGTTGTGCAATGAGTCTGCCAGCAATTGTACAACCGGCGCGCATAATCGACAGTCGCCACCCGAATTTTCTGTCAACGATGACAGACTGGGAACTTTGGCGATTGACTTATCGTGGCGGCCCGGAGTTCCGCAACAAGTATCTCGAACGGTTCAGCAACCGCGAGAACATCAACGAGTTCAACGAGCGGAAGCGGATCACGCCGACGCCGAGCTTCGCGAAGTCCGCGATCAACGAGATTCGCAACGGCATCTTCCAGCGGATGCGCGACATCGTGCGCCGCGACGGAAGCAGTGCCTTTATGCGAGCGGTTGCTGGGCTCGACATGGGTGTCGATCTCCGCGGCTCGTCCATGAATTACTTCATGGGCTACAAGGTGCTGACCGAGCTGCTAGTTATGGGCAAGGTCGGCGTCTATGTCGATATGCCCAAGGTCAACGGTGAGACCAAGGCCGCACTGAACGGCGCTCGTCCTTACCTGTACCTGTACCAGACGGAAGACATCCTGAGCTGGGCCTGCTCGAAGCCGGAGGCACCCTCCGAGTTTCAGAGCCTCCTGCTCCGGGATACGGTCGTTGACTACGATCGCCGCACGCTCCTGCCGTTGCAGACGTTCGAGCGATTCCGCCGGCTCTGGATCGACCAGGATACGGGCTACGTCAACTGCCAGTTTTACAATCTCAAAGGCGACGAAGTAGACGCGGAGGGCAACCTCATTTCAGGGCCAACCGTCCTGAAGCTGCATCGCATTCCGTTCGTCGTGCTTGACATCGGCGATAGTCTCATCAAAGACGTGGCTGGTCATCAGATCGCCTTGATGAATCTGCTGTCGAGCGACGTAGCCTACGCTCTGAAGTCGAACTTCCCGTTCTACATCGAGCAGAGCGACTTGCGTGGTGGTGCCCGCTCCCACCTGAAACAATCCGCGGCACCTGATGGCTCGGCCACGACTGGCGGACAAGGTGCCGAGACGAATGAAGTCAAAGTCGGCGTGACGCAGGGTCGTTACTACGACATCAAGGCCAACCCTCCTGCATTCATCGCCCCGCCGAGCGAACCGCTCATGGCGTCGATGAAGCTCGCCGAAAAGCTGCAAGACGACATCCGCCGGCTGGTCAACCTGGCCGTACAGAACCTCGGTCAGCAGCAAAGTGCGACGGGCGGCGATCTCGAATCGGGCCTCAGCTTCATTGGCCTGACGCTGGAGAACGGCGAACGACGGATCGGTGAGTTCTGGGCGGACTACGAAAGCGTTAATCCGCAAACCAAACAAATTCCGGTCGTCAAGTACCCGGAAACCTACTCGATCAAGAGCGAGCAGGCTCGTATCAACGAATCGCAAGCGCTGGCGGAACTGGTCAGCGCAATCCCTGGCCAGACCGTTAAGCGAGAGCTGGCAAAGGCGATGGTTTCGACCTTGCTCGGCGGCAAGATTGGCGTCGATGTTCTCGACACGATCTACGACGAGATCGACGAGGCCGACTATACCACGAGCGACCCGAATACCATCATCCAGGCTCGCACGGAAGGCATCATAGGCGATCAAGCGGCTGCGATGGCCCTCGGCTTCGACGAAGACGAGTACCTAGTAGCCCGCAACGATCATGCCGCACGGCTGCAACGCATCATGCTCGCCCAGACGCCATACAAGGTGCCGGGCTTCGGTGCCCCATCGCCCGGCCAGTCTCCGCCGATCAACCCGTGGCAAGACACTTATGGCCCCGATCTGCGAGATGGGCAAGATGGCTACGGCCCGACGCAGGGCACGACTGCCGGTGCTCAAGGGCCGACCGAAACCGTTCCAGGCGAGTCCGATCCCCTCGCGACCATCGGCCTGGGTAACAGCAACGCCAGTGACCCTGGTGCCCGCAACGCTGTCGATCTGAGCAATCCGCCACGACCAAAGAACGTGGACCCCCTCGCGATCGAGCAGCAAGGCACCACCGGAAATGACCCACGGGCTCGTGGCTTGAAAGACTTCTCGGCGGACCCGAATGCGGGCAAGAAAGAGAAGGCTGCCAGCCGCAGTCCGAACGTCATCACCACAGGCAAGAGGGTTCGCGGCAAAGGCAAGCGAATCAAGAAAGGGCCAAAGTAATGGCGACGAACCGTAACATGCAGCATCCGCACAGCATCTCGGAAGAGTCGCTGGGCAATTTCCTCTACGGACAGGTGACGGCCGGAGAGACAGCCGTACCGCTCTCTCACGTTACCGGCCAGTATGCCGCGAAGTACGTCAAGATCAAGCCCCTGGCGGCGAACACCGGCAAGGTGTACGTCGGAGACTTGAATGTCACGGCGAACAACGGCTACGAGCTGGCCCCCGGCGCGGAACTGGAACTGAAGGTCTATGACCTGACTTCGATCTACGTGATCGGGTCAGCCGCCGGCCAGGTGGTGAGCTGGATTTCTGTCTAGCGGAGGTGTCCGATGTCGCAGCGGCAACCTGTAGTGCTCAATGCGGGGCAGCTCCAGCAGCTCCAAGCCGCGGACTATGCCAACATTGGCATCCCGTACTTCATGCACAAGAACCGGGTGTTGAACGGCAACTTCAACATTTGGCAGCGTGGCACGGCACTCAGCACGATCACGACAACGAGCACCTATTACCCAGACCAGTGGCGAGCAGACTTTGATGGGACTGGCACGAACCTGAGCATCGAGAGGATGTCATTCTCTCCTGGCCAGACGAGCGTGCCGGATAATCCTTTGTACTACTTGGAAGCGAGCGTCAGCATAGCCGCCACAGGGCAAACCGTCCTCGCCTTAGACCAGCGAATCGAAAGCTGTTTCACATTTTCTGGTCAAACAGCTACGGTTAGCTTCTGGGCGAAGGCCGATACGAGTCGGACGCTAAGCGTCAGGCTCGACCGCTACTACGGCAGCGGCGGAAGCCCATCCTCGGCTGATATAGGGCTTGCTGGCGGAGCACAATCCTTCTCATTGACGACATCGTGGCAGAAGTTTACGGCCACGTTCTCGATCCCCAGCATCTCAGGTAAGACGCTCGGAACAAACGGTGATGACTGGATTAGTGTCCTGTTCCTATTCCCGATCAACAGCGGCTTCACGATCGACATTGCTCACGTCCAATTCGAGCAAGGCTCAAACGCCACACAGTTCGAGTACCGGCCATACGCAATAGAGCTGGCACTGTGCCAACGGTATTTCGAGTCAATCGTCGCAGGCTCCGGCTATGGGCCGCTCGCAACTGGTGGCTGGGTAAGCGGCGGCGCACCAAACTATGTCGGTATCGCATTTGCCCGTTTCGCTTCAAAGCGGACTATCCCAACCGTAACGTTTCCTGATCCGGCAGGGAACTACTACATGAACGTAGCCACGAATGGCCAAGTATCAACAGCAATGTCGGCAGTGGGCGCAGGAACCTTGACATCGTGGGCTATTGAGGGCACCCCCTCGACTCCGCTAACTCCTGGCCAGGCGTGCGTAATCGAGAGTTACAACACGGACACGGCACGACTCTGGATTTCGGCTGAACTATGAGCACTGGCTACAAGGTCCAAGCAAATGGCGGCGTGCAACGTCTCACCGATGGTGCGTTCATCCCACCCGTGCCGGGCAATTGTGACTGGAACGATTACCAAGCATGGCTGGCCGCGGGCAACACGCCGGAGCCAGCCGATCCGCCTCCGGCCCCGGACCCGAATCAGTGGCGATACCAAGCCTACCCCGACGTGCAAGCCCACCTCGAAGCGTTGTACCTGGCCCGGCATGGAAACCCCGCACCACTTGCGGCGATTGACGCTCAAATCGCCGCAGTGCGGCAAAGGTATCCGTCGTGATCGACTACACCACATACGGCAGCCTGGACGACGCCAACACCTACTTCCAGAACAAGCTGCACAACTATGCGTGGGTGAACGCATCGCCCACTCAGCAGCAAGCCGCTTTGCTTGCGGCCACACGCACGATCGACAGCCTCGCGTTCAAAGGCTACAAGGCTTCGACTTGGGCGTTGCTCAGCACCTACAATCCGATCCCAACGCTGGATATGGTCACGACCAACATCCAGCCGGCCGTACAGATCGGCCCGGACATCGCGATCCAGCTTCCGACGCCGGCCCAAGTCTATGCCGCGGAAGCCGCCCAAGTCCATGAGTTCCCTCGTGGGACGGACACGGCAGTTCCCGATGACATCGTGCGAGCATGCTATGAAATCGCATACTCGTTGCTCGATGGAAAAGACCCTGAGATCGAATTGGAGAATCTCGGAGTCGAGAGCCACGGTTACTCGTCGGTACGCACGTCTTATTCCCGGACACACGTGCCCGTCGAGCATATCGTCAACTTGGTCCCTAGCGCCATCGCATGGCGCATCCTGCGACCATTCTTGCGTGACGATCAAGCGGTGAAGCTAAGCCGCGTCTCCTGAGCAGCTACCAAGCGCCAGCTCAGCGTGTCCACGACAGCCGAAACCTGCGTCGGCTAGTCGCACTTCTAGGCAGGGCGAGAGGGTGCTGAAACCTGCGTCAGCACGTTCACCTCATCAGGCAGGGTTGGAGATTTCCCCGTCATGTCGATTTACGAACTGGTCCGCGCTCCGTACTTCTCCCTTCCGCATCTGGCTTGCTTCGATGGCGCACCTGCCGGCGCGCCTCCTGCCGCTCCGCCTGCCGATGGTACGCCGCCTCCGGCTGCCCCACCGGCCGCCCCGTCAGGGAAGGTTCACACCCAGGATGAGGTGAATGCGATTCTGGCCAAGGAAACGGCCAAGCACAAGGCCGCGTTGGAGAAGACCGAACAGACCTACAAAGACCTCCTGGCCAACAGCCAGAGCCTATCGGCGCAAGAGCGGGCGACGCTGGAACAGAACCTCGAAATGGTTCAGGGCCAGCTCCGCACGAAAGAGCAGCAAGCCGAGCTGGAAAAGAAAAAGATCGCTGAGGATTACCAGCGGCAGCTCGCCGATGCCGACTCGCGCGCGAAGCAGTGGGAGCATCGCTACCAGACCGAGACGATCGACCGCACGTTGCTTGACGCCGCGGTTGCAAACGACGCCTACAGCCCCAACCAGGTCGCTCTGCTCTTGAAGCAGAACACGAAGCTAGTGCCTGTGGCGGACCCCAAGACCGGCAAACCGACCGGGCAGTACAACGCCGTCGTCGAGTTGCCCATCAAAGACCAGACCACCGGAGAAATGACCCTTGGGACATTCACGCCGGACGGCGCGGTCAAGCACATGAAGGAAGACCCTCAGTACGCCAACCAGTTCAAAGCGAATGTCGTGGGCGGCCTGGGTGCCAACTCTGCGGTCGGCGGCGCTCCCGGAGCAAACGGGAAAGTCGATCCGTCCAAGCTCAGTCACGAGCAGTATCGCGAGCTGCGGAAAACCAATCCCGCGGCCCTCGGACTGCGACCCGGCGGCGGACGCCGGTAGTCTCATCTCTTTTCGACCAGCGAAGTAGCTGGTCACGAACCAGTTACTTCTTTCCACTTTCACACAAAGGAAAAGATTCGCATGAATCCCCTTTACCTCGCAGCCGCCATGTTGGCGTGCTACAGCAACAACAACTCGGCCTTCATCCCCGAAGTGTGGGCGATGGAAGGTCTGGTGATCCTCGAAGAGAACATGGTGTTCGCCAACTTGGTCCACCGTGACTTCGAGAACCAGGTCCGCGAGTTCGGCGATGTCGTGAACACCCGCCGGCCCGGCGCGTTCATCCCGATGCGCAAGACGGACACCGACACGGTGGTCAACCAGGACGCCGTGAGCACGAACGTGCAGGTTCCGTTGAACCAGCACTTCTACTGCTCGTTCACCATCAACGACGGCGAGGCCAGCCAGTCGTTCCAGGAACTCGTGGACATCTACCTGTTGCCCGGTATGCAGTCGATCGCTCGCTCGGTCGATCGCGCCGTCACGGGTGTCATCCCGGCGTTCCTCGGCGGTCCCAACGGCCGTTCGGGCCAGCTCAACAACCTGAACTCCAGCAACGCCCAGACCTACGGGTTGCAGGCGCGGCAAATCCTCAACCAGAACAAGGCGTACATGCAGAACCGCAACCTGGTTCTGTCGCCGGGTTCGGAAACCGCGTTCCTCAACACGCCGATCTTCGTGAAGGCCAACGAGCGTGGCGACGGCGGCACCGCGTTGGAGAACGCGACCCTCGGACGCATCCTTGGGTTCAACACCTATATGGATCAGAACGTGCCGTTCATCAGCTCCGGCGACACGCCCTCGGGCGCGAACGGCGGGGCCGGCGTCGTGACCAACGCTCTGGCGGCCGGGGCCGGTGGCTCGCAGGCCGTGACCGGAATCACCGGCGCGTGGGTGACGGGTGCCTTCGCCGTCGTGGCCGGCAACAACCAGCCGACCTACGTCACGGCCCACACCGAGACGACCGGCAACACCACGGCGTTCACCTTGAACGAGGCCAACGCCAACGCCACCGCGGCCAGCGCCGCCGTGACCTACTACAAGCCGGTTGCGAGCTACGTGACCTACGCCGCGGGCTACGCGAAGGAAATCTCGGTCAGCGGATTCACCTCCGGCTCGCCTCCGCAGGTCGGCCAGCTCATCGCGTGGGGCACCAGCCCGCGTGCGACCTACGTCATCATCAGCTCGCGGCCCGATCCGAACGTCAGCGGGAACCAGGCGCTGTTGCTGGACCGTCCGCTGGACAACGCCATCAACACCGCGGACCCCGGCTTCCCCGGCCCGGTTGGCAGCTACAACTTCGCGTTCCACCGCGAGGCCGTCGCTCTGGTCACTCGCCCCTTGGCGCTGCCCAACAGCCGCATGGGGGTCATGGCCGACGTGGGCGTCCACAACGACGTGGCCATGCGCGTCACGATGCAATACAGCATCCAGAACCAGGGCACGATCGTCGTGCTCGACATCCTGGCGGGCGTCGCTCAGCTCGACCAGAACCTCGGCGTCGTGCTGCTCGGCTAAGCCGTAGCGTCTGATTACCACGGGTGGCCGCCTTCGGGCGGCCACCCTTTCTCTTGCCCAGGGACGGCTCTCGGCATGGAACCAAACGAACTATTTGGATTCTTGAAGACGTTCGGCCCTGCAATGGGTGCGTGCTTCTTCTTCATCTGGCGCGACTGGAAGCGCGAGGATCGACTTAGCAAGCGAATCGAAACCCTCGAAACCCAGCAAACGGAGGTGCTTCTCCCGTTAGTCGCAAAGACTTCGGAGATCATCGCCAAAAACACTACTGTCATGGAAAGGCTGGAGAAGTCACTCCAGAACCGTTAGTGATACTCGTCATCAGTAATGGCGTCGTGCAACAGGCGCTCCCCGACAACACACCTGTTTCGGCGAGCGACTATCCAGGCACCACGATCGTGTATTACAACGGCACCGTAAGCGTTGGCGCTGCTGATCCGCGGGCTCCCGCGGATCAGCTCGCTGCCGCCCAGGCTGTGCAGCTCGCCGCTGTCGATGCTTGGTACGCCAAGCAGACCGCGAACGGAATCACGATCGCGAATGCCACCGGCCCGAACACCGCCTCGATCACGCTGCCATCAAGCGTGGACGACCAAACACGAATCACCTCGCTCGGCGCCATGACGCATCTCGCGCAGGCCACCGGGCAAAAGCAGCTTACCGATCAGACCGGCATCGCCGACATCAACAACGTCTGGCAGGCGATGACCGTCGCTCAGCTCTTCACGCTGCTTCTCAACTACGGCGGCCAATTGCTTGCGCTGACGCAGCAGTCCTATTCCTACCGCCAACAAATCACCGCGGCCACCACTGTCGCGGCCGTGAACGCAATCACTATCCCAAGCTAGGGTGCGACCATGTACGTGAACCCGCGACTGAACATTCTGAGTCGCCGGCTCCTGTACACGCTGAAGCGCGACTATGGCGCCCCCATCGACATCTACAAGAACCTGGGCCTGACGATCAACACCAAGACGGGTACTAAGACAGTCAGCATGGACGTGACCCCGGTTCACCGAGCGGTCGTCTTACCAGCGACCTACGCTCGTCAGATGGTGCAATCGACGCCGGAAAAGATCGCCAACCGTGCGTTCGATCAAGGTGGCCTGTACGACACTCGGACACGTATCTTTGCCGTCGATCGCCGAGACACGCCGAACCTCAGCCTGACCGAAGACGATTGGGTCGTTTACGACGCCTGTAAGTACGGCGTCGTCAAGTTTGAAGAGTTCGAGCCTTTGACGGCCTACTTCATCACCACCAAGCAGCTTATCGGCGAGCCCTTCGAGCAAATCTTCCTGCTCGGCGCCACGAGTTATCTGAGCCTGCAAGGCGCTGCTGCGACTTCCTAGTCGCGATAGGAGCATCTATGGCAACGCCGGCCAATCCGAATTGGTCGCGGTGGGTCTTTGCCTCCATCGCGACGTACTTTCAAAACATCGCAACCGAAAACGACATCCCTCTGTACATCGAGGGTTTGAGCGAACGCACCGATGCGTTCCAGACTGCACCGGAGCGAGCGGAGCTTCGCATCAACGGCCCGTGGACGCAGGAGATGGACGCTGGCGTCTATCGGCTATGGGTCGATGTCAACATCCTTCTTATCAGTCAGTACGGCGGGAACACGAAGAACGCCTACGACTGCGAAGTAAACCTCGGCATCTTTCAGCAAGCCGTTGACCAGCCCATCTACCTCTACAAGTACGGCACCGGCGGCCAAGACGACCAGAGTCAGTTTGGCTATCTGACGCCTCGCGTCGGGCCACAGGACTGCATCCGCGTCCTTCGATTCGGCCAAGTCGAATCAAACGCTCACATGCGGCAAGAGATGGTGGATGCCCGTCTCTTCACCCACCTCTACCTCTAACCTCTTCGGAGACGACATACATGGCCCTGATTCAACTCCGCGAATGCCAGATTCAATTCCTGGACGGCCTTTCTGGAACGGCGAAGATCACGACTGCGACGCCGATGGCCACCGACACCACGACGACCGTCTCGACGGTCGCGCTGAACACTAAGGTGACGAACCAGATTCCGGTTGGCGCTCGCTTCCAAGTCAGCACCGCGATGAACACCACGGTCTACACCGTGCAGACGCGGACGCCGACGAGTGGTGGCACGACCAGCGTCACGTTCACCCCGGCGTGGGGCACCCCGACGCCGGCCATGAACGACACGATGAACTTCCTCCCGCAAGTCTTGACCATCAAGATCGGCGAGGGAGACATCAAGTTCACCGAGAAGAAGCAGTACCAGTATGTTCTGGACCGCGGCAACCTCGATACGGTGCGTGAGCAAGATCAGCAGCCGATGGAAGTCAACATCGACTGCCAGTATCAGTTCATCACGACCGGCACCGGCGAGACAGTGAGCCCGGTCGATGCCCTCAAGAACGAGGGAGCGGCCTCGGAGTGGGTCACTTCTTCGGCCGATCCCTGCGAACCCTACGCCATCGACGTTCGCCTGGTCCACACGCCGCCTTGCAACGGGACCGAGATCGAAACCGTTCTCTTCCCGGACTTCCGTCGGGACTCCGTGGCCTACGACCCGAAGGCCGCGACCATCACCATCGCCGGCAAGTGCAACGCGATGGAGCCGACCGTCACTCGCTCGACGACGGCCCCGATCTAACTTCCCATCCACGCTTAGCACAGGAACAGGTGATACATGGCTTTGATTCAACTCCGCGAATGCCAGATTCAGATGCTCGATGGTCTGGCTGGCACCGCGAAAATCGGCGATGGAGCCGGCCTCACTGGGGCGTACCTTTACAAGTATACCTACACGACCAATGAAGGTGAGACTACTGGCAGCCCGGAGGCCGCATCCGTAACCGCAGCCGGTCAGGCTATCGTCGTGAAAGTCGAACCGAACTTGGACAATGCGACCGGCATAAAAATCTACCGGACTGCTGCCGGAGGTATGACTGGTACGGAACATCTCGTGGTCACGCTGAGTGCTGCGGCCACGGAGTTCGTTGACAACGTGGCGGACGGATCGTTAGGCGCCGCGATACCCACGAGCAATACCGCTGGCATCAACGCGCCGGTGGTGCCGACAGTCACCCTGCTAGGAACAGCACCGGCGACGACCGATACCGGCTGCGAGGTAAACACCGTCTCGCTCAACACGAAGGTGACGAACCAGATTCCGGTTGGTGCCCGCTTCCAGCTCAGTACGGTTGGGAACGACACGACCGTCTTCACGGTCCAGGGCCGCACGCCCCTGACCGGTGCGACGACCGCTGTCACGTTTACGCCGGCCTTCGGTAGCCCCGCACCGGCGAACAACGACACGATGAACTTCCTCCCGCAAGTTTTGACCATCAAGATCGGCGAGGGAGACATCAAGTTCACCGAGAAGAAGCAGTACCAGTACGTGCTCGATCGCGGCAACCTGGACACCGTACGTGAACAAGACCAGCAGCCGATGGAAGTCAACATCGACTGCCAGTACCAGTTCATCACCACGGGTACGGGCGAGACAATCAGCCCGGTCGATGCCCTCAAGAACGAGGGAGCGGCCTCGGAGTGGGTCACATCTTCGGCTGACCCCTGCGAACCCTACGCGATCGACGTTCGCCTGGTTCACACGCCGCCCTGCAACGGCACCGAGATCGAGACGGTTTTGTTCCCGGACTTCCGCCGGGATTCCGTCGCCTACGATCCGAAGGCTGCCACCATCACGATCGCGGGCAAATGCAACGCGATGGAGCCCACCGTCACTCGTTCGACGACGGCCCCGATCTAACTTCCGGCCTATTCCGGCCATACACCAGGCGGCGGTTGTACGCCGCCCGGTCACTTTCTGTCTCTGTCACTTCTGACTTCATTTCTTGCGAGGGAGAAACGCATGAAAATCGGTGGAAAGGCGGTCAATGGACCGCATGAGTGTTTCCTGCCATTACGGGACGGCGAAATCATCATTCGCGCGAAGGCCGTTCCCAACTTCAAAGAGTTCAACGCGCTCTGCCCGGAGCCCAAGCCGCCGATCCTTCAGACGAAGGATGGTCAGGTTCCCGATACGAAAGACATGAACTATCGCCAAGTGAAGGCGATTCACGACGAGAAGTTCATGGCCTACATGACGATCAAGTCGCTGGAGCCCAGCGAGATCGAGTGGGATACAGTCAAGATCAACGAGCCCGCTACGTGGACCACGTGGCGAAAGAACCTCGAAGACGCGGGCTTCGCACACTTCGAGATCAACCGCATCCAGAATCTCGTGCTCGAAGCCAACTGCCTCGATGAAGACAAGCTCGTCCAGGCTCGCGAGGTTTTTCTGCGTGGTCAGCAGAAGGTGCAAAGCGAATCCGCTTCGCCCAATTCCGATCAGGCGAGTTCGTAACTTGGCGAGCTTGTGAGCGTCTCGGCATTCGGCCGCCCGGCGTAGAAGCGTCGTGGGACGAATGCGACGTATGGACCCAGGCGCTCATCGTCGCCTACGAACAGCACCGCTCCCATGACGACGACGAGAAACACGTCGCTCTGGTTCAAGGCGGCTACAAGTTCTAAGCCGCGGGGAGTCTCTGCTGACCATGAAGTTCACCGGAACCCTCGTCATCCCGTCGCTCGACGTGTCGGGCTTCCAGCAGGCATTGCATAAGCAACTCACGGCTGCGATTCAATCCGCAGCCCGTGAGTGGCTTAATGCCACTGCTGCGACGATACCGGTCTGGAGCGGGGCCTCGGTGCGAACCTTTCAAGAGCTGGCCGCTGCGGTCGGCTTCCCGTTAGCCGTTGTGCCGGCTGCCGGCGCATTCACGGCGGAGGGTAGCCCCGGTGAAAACACCGGCAAGCTGACCACGGACAGCTCCACCGGCGTCTACGAGTTTGAGTATTCGACGACGCTCGCGCACCTCGTCTACAACGAGTACAACAACGCCAATATCGACCCCGATCCGGGGCTCTTCTTCAGGCTGCGGCATCCTGGCCCCTACGGCTTTCAAGAGCGCGGGGCTGCTGTGTTTACCGCTCAGGCCGCCAGTGCGCGGCTGCCTAACCCCTTCAAGTATCTCAAGACTACGCGCCTCACGGTGAAGTGATGTCGGACGCAATTGTCCAAAAACTCGGTTTCGATGCTGGTGACGCTATCGGCGCCATCAGCCGTCTGAACACCGATATGAAGACGATGGCAGATCGCGTCAATGCGCTCGGCCAAGCGTTCGGTTCGTTCAATTCGTCTGCATCGTCTACGAGCAAACTTCTCAACTCAATGGCGTCGGATGCCTCAAAGGCAGCCGATGCGTTCGAGCGTCTTGCCAAGGCGAAGAACGCCTTCAACAACGGCAATGGTGGCGGCAACGGCGGAGGGGGTGGAGGTGGCGGCGGAGGTGGCCGTAACCGACAGCCGAATCAAGCCGAAGTCCAACAGCACATTGCTTCGTTGCAGCAGCAATATGGCCCTGTGCCATCCGAAGCGTCGGATACGGCTCAGCGTAAGTACCAGAATGCGATCACCCAGGCAGCCCAATTCGCCGCCCAAAGCAAGCAAACCGTTCAGCAGGTTTCGGTGATCGGCCAGAACCTCGGTTCCAGCTTCACTGGTGCTGCGAACACGATGGCCAACAAGCTGTCGTCGATCAAGCAAGCGTTCTCGTCTATGCAGACGAGCGCTTCGCAGAACATCAACAAACTGACGATTGACTTCGGGACATTCGTGCGAATCGTCTCGACTCAGGTCGTCGTGCGCGCCCTGTCTGCCATGCGGCAGGCATTCGGCGATGCCTTCGATGGTGCCCTCAAGTTCCAGACGCAGGTCGCCGAGATCGGCACGATTGCGACCAAAGATTTCGGCGGCTCCAGCGGGATCGCCGCCACTGTACGGCAAATCTCGGACGCCTTCAACTTGCCGCTCAACACGTCGGCCGAAGGCTACTACGAGACGATCTCGAACCAGATCGGTGACGCCGCCAAGAGCCAAGAGTTCTTGGGCAGTGCAGCCAAGCTGGCGAAGGCCGGAGTCACGTCGCTCGATCAGTCGGTCAACCTGCTGTCTGCAACCCTCAATGCCTACGGCCTCGAAGTCGGGCAGACCGACGCCGTAGCCTCGAAATACTTTGAGACGGTTCGCTTGGGTCGCGTCCGCGTGGACGACCTGGCGAACACGATGGGTCGGGTATTGCCCCAGGCTCGCCAACTTGGCGTCGGCCTTGATGACGTGCTTGCTGCGATCGCGTCCATTACGATCTCCGGCGTCAAACCGTCTGAATCTCTGACGCAAATCCGCGGTGCGATCAACGCGCTGGCGAAGCCGACCGATGAGCTGAAGGAAGCCTTCCACGCGCTCAATGTCGAGAGCGCGGAGCAAGCGGTTGCCACCTACGGCTTCGGCGGCTTGTTGCAGAAGCTCGCCCAACAGACGGACGGCACCTCGCAAGCATTCGCCCAACTCTTCCCTAACATGCGTGGCGTCAACGGCGCCATCATCGTTGGTAAGACGCAGGTCCAACAGTTCGGGCAAGCGTTAGAGACGATTCGCAACGCGGGCAACGGTGAGCTTATCAACTCGAAGGCGTTCGACGTACTTTCGTCGGACGCTCAAAAGGTCGAAGGTGAAATCCAGAAGCTAAAGAACGCGCTCGTCGTGGACTTTGGCGGCGCGCTTGTGAAGGTGGCCGCCTTCGCATCCGATCACGGCATCGGCGCGGACTTCATCACAAGTAGCCTTACCCTGTTGATCCCCGGCCTCACAGCCGCGGGCGTCGCGCTCGCCGCCTACGCGAGCAAGGCAGCCTATGCACGGATAGTTAGCTTAGCCTTCGGCACCGAGATCACCAGCCTCAATGTTCTGCTTGCCAAACTCGGCATCGCAGCGACCGCTGGTTTGGCGCTGGGTCAGTTCATCAATCACTTCCAGTACAAGCCATCCAACGACTTTGAGGAACAGGAGCAAAAGAACGTCCAGGCATTCAAGGATGCCCAGAACTCTGAGCGGAATGCCGCTGCACAGAAGTTCAATGAGATCGCTCAAGCGGCCAACAATAGTCTTGCGACGCTCAACGGCACCTATCTGAAGAACGTCGAGAACGCGAAGCAGGCCAACGACAAGGAAGTCGCCAACGTAAAGTCGGCCCTCGGCCAGATGGTTGATGCTCGACAAGCCTACGTTGACAAGCTACGGCAGGCAGTCGGCAACGCTCACGACCAGCAAGTCCAATCTCAGCAGCGTGTCTTCGAGACGCAGCAGAAGCAGGAACAAACCCTCTTCGAGCTGCGGACGCAACGCCTGAATCCGCGACAGCAAGCGTTCGCTCTACGGGATCGCACCGCTGATCTCACGAGTCGGGCATCGCGATTGCTTTCGACGGCTGCGGGGAACCCGCAGCAACTTCAAGAGGCTCTCCACCTCTTCCAAGCAGCCGAGAGCGCCTCGCAGGAGTTTGCGTCGAAAGCTCAGGATAGCGGGGCATTGCAGAAGCAGGCCCAGCAAGCCGTGCTCGACGTGCTCAGCAAGCGCATCGCTGCCGAGAAGCAGCTTCAAGCCCTTGAGAATAGTCGGCAGCAGGCACTCGCTAAAGAGCAAAAGCGACAGCAGGACATTGCTGACGAGATCAAGGCCCAGGCCAAGATCGTCACGGAGAATACTGGCGAGTTTGACAAGGAAGGTAACCGTTTTTCGCCTAACCAGCAGGCTCAACGAGCCGCTGCACGTAACAAGGCGCTCCAGGCGATTCAGAGCAGGGCGTTCTCGTCGAAAGATATTAGCCTGGCGGATAGCCTCGGCCTCAGCAAGTTCGTGTCAGAGTATAAGAGCGAGCTATCGGCTGCTGGCCCGATCAAGATTCGTTTCGACATCGCGAACGGAGCCAAGCAGATCGAGCAAATGCTCCAACAGGGGATCGGACAGATTCCTGGAAAGCAGCTTTTGGAGGGCGCGTCTGGGCAGACAATCAACAATCCCTCGCAGGCTTTGGACGTTGCTACCAAGTTGGAGCAGGAGTGGAACAAGCTCAATGCACAACTTGGCGAGGCGAACAACAACCGCCGCAGCCAGGAAGGCTACAACAACGTCAATGAGAACCTGCTAGGCACGGTCAACGACCGGATTCAACGACCCTTCAGCTCAGTCGCCGGGCCGCTACAAAACCTAACCAAAGCCATCGACGCTCTCTCGAAGCTCGCGAGTCCGACAAAGAGCCAGTACGACGTGGTTGGTGAGGCACTGGAGCAAGCCAAAAAGGAATACTCGACGAACCTCGGCCCGTTAGGGCGTCGCTCGTTCAATCCCGATAACGCATTCGCCCTTACCCAATTGGATAAGGTCATGGCGAATATCGAGAGCAAGATGCACCTCCACGAGCAAGGTGAGGGGAACGAGGCCATCGGCAACCCGCAAGGTGTGCAGCAACGGCTCCAGCAGTTGCAGCAAGCGATCTCGGCGTCACGGTCCCAGATCGGAACACTGTCAACTTCGTCCGAGGCTACAGCTCGCAACGTCAATAATCTTGGCGGGGCGGCCGAATCCGCTGCGGAAAAGTTGAACGCCATCCAAGCGCCGGCAGCGTCCGCCGGTGTCCAGGCTCATGCCGCGGGCGGCTTGATTAAGGCTCTGAACAACAGCGCCCGTCATTACTGGTCTGGAGGGGAAGCCTACTACGCTGCGGGTGGTCAGCGACGGGGCGTCGATAGTGTGCCGGCGATGCTGGCACCTGGCGAGTTCGTGATGAACGCCCGCTCCACGAGGAACTTCTTGCCGCAGCTACAGGCGATGAACGCTGGCATGGAGCCCAACTACCGGTCCAACGGCGGCCATGTCACCAACGTTGGGGATGTGACCGTCAATGTTAACGGTGCCCATGCACCGCAACAGACTGCCACTGCGGTAGCCTCCGCGCTAAAGCGGCTCGGCCGCCGTCGCGCCATTTAGTCATTTCTTTCGGCGGGCGTCGATCTCCGGCACCCGCCTCTTTCTTCACTTCCAGCCAGCCTGAGTACCTGACTCAGCCTGCGCGCATTAACCCAGGGAGAACCCTATGAACCATGTCAATTTGGACCAGTGCGCTTCGGTCCAGATCGTCCGCCGCGGGCTGATCCTTCCAGGCGATCCGCTCTTCGCGCCGCCCTCCGAGATCACCATGAAGGGCAAGTTCGTCATCGAGCATTGGCGAGGCGGCGAGCGCATCAACGAGTACCACTTCAACAACGGCATCAACAACGAAGGCAAGAACCGCTTGCTCGACGTGATGTTCGGTGGGAGCGGCTCGACGACTCAGATCACCTCTTGGTACTGCGGCCTGATCGACAGCGTGAGCTACACCTCGCTGGCGGCCACCGACACCTACGCCAACATCAATCAGGCCGGTAACGGCTGGGTCGAGAACCAGAGCTACACGGACGGCAACAACGGCAACAGCTCCTCGACTCGGCCGGTGTGGACTCCCACTGCGGCGTCGGGTCAAAGCAAGAGCAACAGCACCACGATGGTGTTTAACATCACCGCCAGCGGCACGATTAAGGGCATCTTCACGTGCGGCGGCGTCTCTGGTGCCAACACCAAGGGCGACCACTCCACGGGCGGCGTCCTGTGGGCCACCGCTCTTTGGAATTCGGGCGATGCCCCGGTCCAGAACGGCGACCAGCTCAAGGGCACGTACACCGTGTCGTGCTAATTCGGGAGTCTCTCCCTCGCTGCCTGGGCGGCATAGGTCTTACCTGTGCCGCCTGGGCTTCCTTTTACACCGAGGTTCACCAATGTCGGCCGGCAATCAACCCAATGGGAACGAGCGTCCCAGCTTCACGCAGGATCAGCTCGAAGCCTTGAAGCCGGCCCTCCATGCCGCGGGCTGCTCGAACGTCACGTGGATGCTCGCGGCTACGCGCTGGCTGGGTGGCGTCGGCCACAGTCCCAGCAACATAGTTTCCGTGCTCAAAGCACGTTACCCCGAATCCTTCAGGAAACAGCCATGAAGAATATCAACCCCTCCGGGCAGCCGATTGTGGCCCCGAATCAACACAACATGCCTATGCCGCCGGCCAAACCGGTGAAAGGCCGCAATCTCCCGGCACCGCGAGTGCCGAAGCGGCTCCCCATGAACCCCAAAGCCTGCTAAAACCCTGAAAGGTCGCTCCAATGGCCGTTGTCCGTGAAGTCTTCGCCAATAACGCTAGCTCGACGTTGGCCGCGGCCGTTGCGAGCACCTCCGTGACCACTCTCTCGGTCAACTCCGCCGCACCATTCCCGACGACCGGGAACTTCCGCATTCTGATCGACACCGAGATCATGCTCGTCACCGCTGTCAGCGGAACGACATTCACCGTCGTTCGCGGGGCGGAAGGATCAACCGCCGCCACGCACCTGGTCAATGCGTCGGTCGTTCATATCTTTACGCAGGGCTCCCATCAAATCTACCTGCGTGACAACCAGCCCTTCTCCGACGACTCGAACCGCAACCCCTTTCGCCTTCAGGATGCCAGTGGCAATATCCTGACCAAATCCAGCTTCAGTGTCGTGAATGGTGGTCTGGCCACGATCACGGATGAAAACTCCGGGCCAATCACCATTTACAAAACGAAGGAAACATCCGGCGGCGAAGACGTGTGCTTCTTGGCGCGGAGCGCGCCAGGAACGCCTTATCAGGTCTACGCTTCGATGGAGGGTATCCTACTCGACCCAACGGAATACAGCGGTTTCGGGATCGGGTTCAGAAACTTGACAACCGGCCAGCTCTCGAATCTGACGATCTCGATGGATGGCGGAACCGTCTTCCCAGCGATCGCGATTTATAACTTCAACAGTCCGACCAGCTATGATGCGGCGTTAGTTGGACGCTTTACCGGCTACTTACCGTCGCCGAAATGGCTCTCCATCAAGGATGACGGCACCAACCTCAACTACTATCTGAGCCATAACGGCATACAGTGGATTCTGGTGGGCAGCCAGACGCGAACCGCCTTCTTTACCGCCGCACCGGATCAAGTCGGCTTTTTCTTAAGCAGTTCGTACAACACTTCCCATGACATTGCGGCAAGCCTCATGTCGTGGGCCGGTGCCTAACCGATCGCGAAGGGTCAGCATTGGTTGCTCGATGCAGCGGCTAAGCTGGACGCCGGCCACGAGGCTGACCACAAGGTAAGCCACAACCGCCGCCCAGCCGACGCCCGGCACCATCAGCGCTAGTGGGTGCCAAAGGTAGACCGAGTACGAATGCTTGCCAATAAAGCCAAGCCCTCGCGTCAGGTGGTTGTCTGGAACGCCGCGGGCGACGAGAGCGGCAACTAGGCAGGCTGAGCCCAGCGATTTGAACGTTGTGAGCCACGCGATCTGCCAGATGACATGCGATTGCGGCAACGCGAACAGTGGCATGAGCAACATGACTCCGGCCGTTCCCAACCAGATCGCGTGCTGGCGGCAGAACCCTATGATGGCCTCGCTGGCGAACCAGTGCCGCAGGGCGACGCCGAGCAGGAGGGCATCGAATCGTAGATGCGTCTGCTGCATGTGGTGTTGCACCTGGGCTGGGTCGAGCAAGTCGATTGTCGGCAGCTCCAAGCACCGCAGCTCCAGGCACAGACCCGTGGAGGCCAGTGCAGCAAACGTGACCCATCGGCGAGGCAGGAGCATCAGGAAGAATGGCAAGGTGAGATAGAAGTGCTCCTCGACGGCGATCGACCACGTGTGGCCCCAAAGACCAGGGCGGTAGTTCTGGATGAACAGCAGCTCGCCGGCAACTCGCCAATCGACGCCGCTGAATAGGGCCGTCACCGCTACGAAGGCCCAGAAGCTCGGATACAGCTTGAAGCCTCGTCGGACCAGGAATCGCTTCCAGTCCTGGCCCTCGAAAAGCAGTCCTGACACGAGAAAGCCGGACAGCACGAAGAACAGATCGACGCCGCAGCCGCCGCCCCAGATCAGCGGCTTGAGCACTACGGGGTAGTCCGCCAAGCATTCAACGTGGCACCCCAGAACGAGCAGGACGGCGACGGCGCGAAGCACGTCGAGAGACAGGATACGTTTCATCAGCTTTGCCCCTTTGTGACTTACCCGAAGCCTATCTCACAAACCGGCCGGGTCAAATCTTACCATTTCGCCAGCATTGACAGATCGGGGTGAGCCATGACCGGGCTATTTGGAACAAGTACCTCGATCCTCGGCAGGTTTGAGCTGGGCGCAGGGGCATCTTCTGGCGGTAGTGGCGGCGGTGGAACTACCTACAATCTCTCGGCCACCAGCGTACTGGCGCTCAATCAGACGCAAGACCTACAGAGTCGCCCCGTTCGTGCCACGAGCGCACTGAGCCTCTCACAAGTTGCTGCGGCCACGTACCCGGCTCATCTAGCTGGCGCGTCGGCTCTGGTTCTATCAGACGCCGCCGCCTACGTCGGACCAAAGAACGTCGCCGCCAGCAGCGCGATTGTCTTCGCGGACTCTGCCTATATCCCGCAATCGCTGGTCCTTTCAGCGGGTAGCACGCTTACCTTTAGCCAGTCGTCGGGGTTCAATGGCACCGTTCGCCTATCGGCGAACAGCGCGATCGCTCTTACCAGCATCGTTGACACCACGGAGAAAATCCGTGATGCGGCGAGCACGATCGCTTTTTCGCAGTCGGCAACCGTTGACAAGATCAAGATTGCCCAGAGCCAACTCACGCTAAACCAAGAGGCCGACAAAGGCGTCCTCTTCCTCAAGGCCAATAGCCAAATCACCTTCAATCAGTCGGTGAGCCAAGGGCCGAGGTTCTTTGGGCCAGGGAGGCAGATCAATCTCCAGCCTACGGAGATCACGCTTAACCATAGTGCAACGACCAACATCTTTGCGGTCGAAGCATCGAGCCAGATTACCCTCGCCCAAAACATCGTCGCCCACATACCGAGGTATGTGACAGGGACGAGTTTGTTGCAGGCGACCACCACAACCACCTCGATCGGTGGCGGTACGGTGGAAACCGTCAACGGCGTGCAAGTGACGATCGGTGGCACGGAGATCACCACGACGACGATCACTGGCCTCAATGACGAGGCCACCGTCGCGAAGGTGTTGAGCCGGACGATTTGGCAAAACATCCCTCTGACTCATACGGCCGTTGTCCAGCATTTGCAGGCGAATGCACAGGCCGTATCGGGAAGCAGCACGATCTCGTTCACTCAGAGCGCAATTCTGAGTAAGGTCGTGGACGCCGAGAGTACGATCGTCTTCGCCCACTCGGCGCAAGGCGATGCCGCCCTGCCGGCTAGTTCGACGCTCAGTCTGTCGCAGTCGGCTACGGTCATCAACGATCACGCCCCGCAATCAGCTCTTTCGACGATCGAGCTGAATCACGGAGCCTCGTTCTTAATTGAACTGGGGAATACACGGTTCCTCTACTCGCCGTTTATCGGCGAAAACACGGACCCGAATGCGCCCACGCCACCGCCTGCGTCGCTCCCATACCCGCTGTCGGGCCAGCCGGCCTTCCAGGTAGTCTACCCACCGTCCGGGCTCGTGACGGATGCCCTACAGATTCGTGCGCCAAACTTCGGCAACAAGGATCAGCTCGGCTTCCAGCGGATCAATCGAGAAACCCGTGGCGGCAAGCTGATCGTCTTCGCCGATCCGATCTGGCCCAAGACGCAGACGATGGTGCTTCAGTTCTCCGCACTTCATCAGGCCGAGGCAAACGCGGTCCTGACCTTCCTTTACAACCACCTTGGCCAACAAGTTGGCATCGTGGATTGGGAATGGAACTATTGGATCGGCGTCATCACCGACCCGAACCAGCCCATCGTCCAAGACAGCCGAGATTCATTCTCGGCGGCCTTCAGCTTTGAGGGTGTCTACGCGACCTGGACACAGCAGACGGTCCCGATCACGAACCTCGGTTGTTCTTCCACGAGCCAAGTGGCAGTCCAGAACCGCAACGCCATGATTACCTGTGACTGCACGGTGGATACTCAGACCCAAGGTTATGTGGATTCCATCAGCGCTGAGACAGACGGGAATCTTGTCACTGGGACGCCGGTCTACATCACCGCTGCGGGCCATGTCGCTCCCGCCGTTGCCAACAATGGGCAGACTGCCCAAGTTGTCGGCTTGTCGCTCGGCACCTTCCTCGCGAACGTGTCGGCGCAATACACAACGGAAGGCGAAGTCACAAGCAACGACTGGACCGGCGTCACCGGATCATCCACCCTCCAGCCGGGCTACATCTACTTCCTCGATCCAGCTACGCCAGGTCGGCTGACCACGGTGCCCCCAACTTCGACCGGTCAGTACATCGTGCCGGTGGGCCGAGCCCTCTCGACCACGACGTTGGCGATCGAACTCTCCCCAACCATCCTCCTGTAAAGGAACTCATAAATGGCTGCACGCAAACCACTGGTCATCGTCAGTGGCCAGATTCAACAACTCCAGACAGGCGATACACTCAACTGCGCCGTCTCGACGATCGACGCCTCGTCGCTGACAAACGACAATGCCAGCACGATCAACATTTGCCAGGCCGTCTACGTGAAGAGCAATGGTCACGTTGATCTCGCCGAGGCAAATGCGTCCGGCACCTGCACGGTTTTCGGTCTTGTCCAGGACACGTCAATCGCGACCAGTGTCGCGGGCAATGTCCAAACCGATGGTATCTTCACGGCGACCACGACTCAGTGGGACGCCGTGGTAACGGGCGAGAGTGGTGGCCTCACGCCAGGTTCGATCTACTACTTGGACCCAGCGACCGCCGGCAAACTGACGACCACGGCTCCGACCACCGCTGGTCAGTACGTCGTCCAAGTCGGCATCGCAGAAAGTGCGACGACGATGAAGCTTTGGTTCCGCGCACCCATTCTGCTCTAAGGCGATAAGCCATGTCGTTCTACCTCTCCGCACCATACCCGCTGTGCCAGACGACGACTATTTTGCCGGACCCCAGCTTTGGGGACCAGCAAAAGCTGTTGGATACCGTCAGCAATTTGAAGGCGATGAATGGCACGCAGTACACCTACGTGAAGCGGAGGGGTGGGCGTCGCGGTTTGCAGTGGGAGTTTCCGCTCACGCGCAACAAGTCGCTTGAGCTTAGGAACTTCATCCTCTCGTACTACGCTTCGCAGATCAAAGTGACCGACCACAACGGCATCATCTGGGTCGGCAACTTCACGAGCAATCCGTTTGAATTCGATGGCACCTCCCGTGCCGCCCCAGCACTGGCTCCACTGCCACGCGGGGAAACCTGGACCATCACCCTGACCTTTGAAGGTATTCAGCAAACATGAGAACTCTTTCCTCGAACGCTCAGACGACTCTGGCGAATCGGTACGGGACGGAGCCGATCTGCATGATTGACGTGGCATGGGCGCAGAACGGCTCCTACGTCTCGTATGCTGATACCGACATCGCGGCCACGAGTTCGTCGCCGGCCATCCCAGGGAAGATCACCCAGATGGACAAACTGGATGACATCGTGGACATCACCGACAGCGGAACGTCGCAATCTGTCACCATCACTCTGGACGATACCGATGGCACGATCAAAGCAATCATGGACTCGACGGACATCCACAAGCGTGATGTCCGTATTTACCAGTGGTTTACAGGGCTGGACTATACCGACCGATTCCTGCTCTTTGCCGGCAAAATCAACTCGCCGATCACGTGGAGCGAAAAGGACCGAACCGTCACGATCACCGCCGTCTCGACCCTCGAAGACTTTGAGATTGGCTTCAGCCCGGAAGACGGGAACCAAGGCTACTTCACGTCGATCCCCGACGAGCTGATGGGCGTCGGTTGGCCGATGGCATTCGGTTATCCGGTCAACGCGAAAACGATCCAGCTCGATCGAGTCCACAGCGGCCTGCTCGGCGAGGCGATCACCTTTCCGGCCGCCACCAACACCAGCCAGCTTGCGATGATGGAGTTCCAGCAAGCTCAGATGGCATTCCGGTACAGCACGCTCGCGGCCAAGCAGTCCAACGCCGAGGCGCTGGGCAACTTCGACGAGTTTTGGCAACTGCAAGCGCAGATGGACGAGAACTTGCAGGAGCAGGCGAACCTCTCGCTTCAGGCGATGCAGCCTGTGCAAATCTACGTGAACGGCCAGCTCCAGAAGTACAAGTCTTCGTTCCGCGTGATCGGTGGTCAATACTTCCCGCAAAACACCCCAATCAATCTGAACATCGACAACGCTAAAGTCTACGGCACGTTCAATGGAGACATCTTCTCGATCATCTCCTATACGATGCCTTACGACAACTACACCGGCCAGATCACCCCGATGCAGCCGGTGATCGAGGATGAAGAGCTGGTTCCAGGTGGCGTCAATGTGCCGGTCAGCCTGAATCCAGGGTTGTTCGTTGAGTCGTTTTTCTTCGGCGCAACACCTGGACAGGGCGGCTCCCCCTCGCAGCCGTTCTTTGCACAGGCCGGCTCGCAGGTCACTATCTGGGACAACGAACCAATCCGGTACGTCGTGAGCTTGATTCCAGGCACCGTCGTCAATGCGACAGCCAACGCGACCATCAGTGGTGGCTACCAGCAATACCTCTTTGATGTGCCCACCGACTTTTACACGGTCGAGTGGGAGCAGTTCGGTGATGTCGGCGCCGTGATCCTCACGGTGACGAATGCGCTCTCGAAGCCGATCCCGTATTCGGAGTACATCCAGCGGGCTGGCGGCTTCCCACAGCTCTACGAAGATACGCGGCTCATGTCATCTGGATACGGTGACGACGTGTTCGTCACCTTCCAATCGACCGTGGGACCAAACGTTGCCGACATCTTGATCTGGTTCATTGAGCACTACAGCCAGCATTCCTACGATGCGACTTCGTTCAATGCGGCCCGAACGTATCTGGCGAACTACCCGGCCAACTTCTCGATCTCGGATCGGAAGCCGGTGATGCAAGTGTTGCAGGAAATTGCGTATCAGGCTCGCTGCGCGCTTTACCTGCGTGATGAGGTGTTCTATCTGCTCTACTTGCCGGTAGCACCGACGCCGGTATCCACTATCACGGAAGATGACATCCTTGCCGACCAAGGCATGACGATCACCTACACGCCGGACTCGGATAGTCTGGTGACGAAGGCGATCGGAACTTGGGAGGCGATGGGTGCTCAAGATCAGCCAAACCAGATCATTCTCCGCGGCAACATCACCAAGTACGGACTTCTGGAGGAAGACACCGACTACTACATCTACAACAACGCCGATCTCGTCATCAAGGCAATGACCTTCTGGATGATCCGTAAAACGAACACCTGGAAGCAACTCAGCTTTAATGCTCCGTTAACGATGCTGGCCTTGGAGACGTTCGATTGCGTGAACCTCAACTTCGCCAAGCCCTATGTGGCAAGCAGCGAAGTCATCGGAATCGTGAAGCAGGCAGCTTACGATTCAGCCAGTAACTCAGTCGCCCTGGTGGTCTGGGTTCCGGTTCGGGCCGGCGAGATGACGGTCTACCCGTTTGCTCATCCATCTACTTTGAGCCCGCAGTTGTTATACCCGCTTCCGGTAGACGTGGAACAGGGTTATATCGACACCAACGCGACACCGGACCCCCAGAACCAGAGTCCTGGTGCTGGTGGCGCACTCGCAACACGGCCGGGCAACCTGCAATTTGGGTGGCAGAACAACGACCCGTATCGCAACTCGCTTGGCTCGCGTCGATACAGCTCGATCGGGCAAGGTAGCCCGTCCGATCAAGGTGACGGTAATCCTGGCGCCCCGCTAGTCCCGTCAGCCGGCGCCGGTGTGCCGGACGATGCACCCCCGCCGTCCCAGGACATCAGGTGGAACCTGCCGGAACAGGATGACACAGAGGACACCCTGACGCTTGATCTCGATGGAACGCTGGTTCTCGACAAGCGGACGGAGAACGGGGCGACACTTCGCTCCTTCTTCGCCGGCATCAACGAGGATAACCAGTTGATGATGTCAACGGCGGCGATCGTGTCGGACCAAGACGGTGATACTGCTGCCCTGAACTCTCTCATTGATGGTTGCCAAGACGGCAACATTCTCGTGTGGACCGGTGCCACATTCTCTGATGGGACCAACGAGGCGATCTTCAATTTCCAATACGACACCACTGGTCAGAAGTGGGGCGCCGGGACGGCGTTCCTGCAAGCGTAGAAGAGGTAAGTTATGGAAGCCTTCTCGTGGATCGCCGACATCGTTCAAGCGTTTGGCAAGCTCGTGCCTCGCATGTGCATCGTTTGCGCCACACAGCAAGGCGTTAAATGGCGTCGCGGTAAAGATGTTCGTCCGATGGGGCCGGGCCTTCACTGGTACTGGCCCCTGACGACGGAGATCAGCATTATCGTCACGGCACGGCAGACCCTTAATCTGCCAACCCAAGTGCTGATGACTTCTGACCGTCAGCAGATCGTTGTGGGCACCTTGGTGGTTTACCGGATCAACGACATCGTTGAGGCCATCGGCAAGCGGAATTGGGATGTCGATACCACTGTGAGCGACATCACGCAGGCCGCGATAGTCGAGGTCATCAGCAAGAGCAAGCTCGACGATCTGCTGACGGATATTTCTGGGAGCATCGAGAAGAAGCTCACGGCGGCCTGCCGCAAGCGGCTCCGCCAGTTCGGCGTCGCGGTGCAGCGGTGCGCCGTCACCGACTTCTCGACCTGCAAGGTCTACAAGCTGATCGGTAACGAGGTGGGGCCTGCTCACCATCCGATCATGGGAGTCTAAGCAATGCCTTCGCCGTATACGCTGGCTGACTGGAACCAAGTCATCCAGAACGTCAACAACGCGATCGAGAACCCGCCGAGTGGGTGCCCCAGTGTGCAGCCGCTCCAAAAGGTGACGGCCCCGCACATCTGGAGCGTCGATGACGTGAAGGCGGTACGGAGCACGTTGTCGGCCACCTGCCCAAGCATCGAGTTCCAGGAACCGTTGACGCTCTGGTCACAGGCGATCCTGGACGAGATCACCACCGCCCTCGGCCAAGTCTGGTGCAACTGCAAAGGCAGCGGCGGAGGCGGCGGGGGTGGCGGGGGTGGCGGAGGCGGCGGGGGTGGCGGAGGCAACAACAAGAACCAGAAAACGTGTCCCCAAATCTGCGCGGGCTTGGGCGACGCTTTCTCCTATAACGGGCAGATCGAGGCTGGCCATACGGTTCCACTCTACGTTCAGACCGGCGTGCAGTATGTTGGGCCACCGGCGAATTGGGCGATCGTCCTATCAAGCACCGGATACCTTACCTGCCAGCCGATGTCTGCTGTGGGCGGCACCTGTACTCAGGCACAATTAGAAGCGATCCCTGTCGATTTCCAGGGATGCCCAAGCGGCTTCCCAATTAGCGCTCAGGATTTGCAGTCGGGAGCGTACATCATTGAATAGACTACCGATTGATTGGGACAGCAACGGGAACCTGCTGATCCCGGCCCAGCTCCCCGAACCGCCGAACATCATCGGCTTTGTGTTCGAGAGGACGGACTGTGCCGCAGGGAAGTGGGTCTACCGGCGGCAGGAGCGGAAGTACAAGCCGCTCTGGCCGCCTTGCAGTCTGCGCAAAAAAGAAAGCCGCACGGAACCGTGCGGCTGCAAGTACGAGATCGCGTTTTGTGAGAACCCACAGTCGGAGCACTGCGGCCAAGAAGTCCGGCCCAAGGCTTGCCGGGCGTGCCCGCTCAGACCGCATTTAGAAGAGGTCGATGCGTAGCATCGACCGGTACACCTCGGCCTCGGCCATCGCATCTGCCAGCGCGTCGTGTGGATTGGCGTTCACGACGTTCAGCCGCCGGCAGAGCGAGCCGAGGCCGACTCTATTGAATGGCGCTGTTTCACCGGCGAAGGCCGCTTTGTCGTTCATGTGTCGAGCGACAATCATCACGTCGCGGACGTGGGCGAAGTTGAATATCTCCTGCGTCTGGTCTGTGCCGAGCCAAGCCTGCAAGAATCCAGCCTCGAAGGGCCAGTTCGCGGCGAGCGGGGCTAGCCTCTTGTCGAACGGCAGCTCCAGCTTGGCGACCCACTCGACGAATAGGTCCGCCACGCGGTCGGGCTCTGGGGCATAGAGCAGCAAATCCTCCAGCTTGAGCTGGTGAACATGCCCCGACGCCTTGTCCCAGCGTTCTGGGTACAGGGGCTTCACGGTCGTGTAGAACGGCCGGATACCCGCCAGCGGCCGGATGTCACTGTTGAGCGGGACCACCGCAATCTGGATGATCTCGTGGTAGCCGGCGCGAACGCCGGTCGTCTCCACGTCTACGGCAGCCATGAGGTTGCCGTTGAGGTTCACGAGGCCGGAGTAGGTCTTCGTCATAGCGTGTTGCCGCTGTTGATAACGCGGAGCTGCTCGAAGCCCCGATCAACCGCGGCCGGCGGCAGGAGGCTCTCGCTCGGATATGTGAGCCACGTCGGTACGGTTTCGATGTACGGTGACACTGGATCGAACTCGCAAGGGTCGATCGCTTCGACCTTAGAAGCCTCGGCCCTCTCTTCGGCCGTATGTGGACGCCACCGCGGTGTTGCCGAGCCGTCCAGCTCGTCAAGCAAGGCAATGCTGAGCCAGCCGGCCCACCACCGCAGCTCGGCGATCTCACCGGAGGCACCCACGACGTAATCCCAGCCGGTGTAACCCAGAAGCGCCCGATCGGCCTTCGTCTTCTTCGGCCCGAAGCCCGGCCGCACTACTTTGACCAGCTTGGCACCAGCAGCTCGCATGGCGGCCACCTCGTTCGGAAACCGAACGTCGGGCACGATCGCCACGTCGGCCTTGTGCTCGTTCTTCGTCACGTAGTCGATCCAGGTGTTCTCGTAGACCTGGTTGCGAACGGCATCGGTCCCGAACTTGACCCAAATATCCACCGGGGTCATGCCAAGCAACGGTAGCACAACGTCCCGCAGCTTGGCTCCTTCGGGTGTCTCGTAGAACTCCGGTTCGCGAAGGCCGGCCCACGCATATAGCTCGTGGGTCGTTTGCTTTACCTTCCAGCCAAACGACAGCTTTATGACCTTCACACCTGGCGAGAACTGCCCGAACCATTCGATCATGGCGTTGGCGAGCGTGTCTTTGCCGGTACGGGAATAGTGGCCCAGCCCAATGATCTTCATGCAACCTCCGAAGGGGAACAAATCACCACGTCGCCCAACACGGGAAGGCCGGCGATGACCGTGGCTGCGGGATTAGAGAAGTGAGCGAAGTCTTGGGCACGGCGGTTGATCTCTTCGTTGACGACGAGGAGATCGCCGGACTCCAGCTCGATGAACTCGATGGAACCGCCGACGTGAATCTGAAAGGCAGTGAGCGTGAGCGGGACTTCAACCTGCTCCGTCTTGCCGTTGTACCGGATCAGGCGAGCCATTACTTCGCCTCCTGCCGGCGGAGCTTGCCGCCTGACACTACGAATGGCGCGCTGGCCTCGGCCGGCTCCCAGGCGATGTTGCCAATATACTTCTTGTTCGCACCATGAGCGCCGGTAGGGTATTTGTCAGGGATGGCCTTGGAGACGCGAATCTTTGTCCACTGATACTTCTCATCGTCCTGGAGCGACTCCACAAATCGCTCATAGAACTCGGCGAACAGAATCATCTGGCCAGGGACATCGTGGCAGTGCTCAATGATGAAGTGCTGTACGGGGTCGCGATTCAGCTCTTCTGCACGGCGCTTGTTGTGCGTGTTGACGACTGGCAGCCGGAGGCGGCCCTCGATCGCTGGAAGTTGCAAGTCCAGAAGCGTCCGCATGAAATGCGGAGCCTCAGCTTCCAGACGCTCGATCAGGATTTTCTTTGGAATCTCTTCGCCCGGTTGAAGGTCCGGGACATATATCATCGTGATGCGTGTGTCGCCGGGAAATATCGGGCACGCCTCACGCTTATTGGCACACTGGACCCAGTGTGTCGTGTTGGGCTGGCGGTAGATATTCTTCCGCTTCTCATGGATTGCGATGGTCCGCGACGTGACCCAATCCTTGATCTTGTTGTAGGCGGACTCGCCCGCGAGAGAGATGTCTTTTTCCTCGACGTAACAGAGCACTGCATTCGCCAGCTCGGCATTGAAGTCGCCAGCGCTAGTCAGAGCTTTGTCTGCCGGGGTCACGCCCTTCGTCATCAGCAGTTCGAGGGCCTCGTGGAAGATCGACTTGCCGCTATTCTGCTCGCCGTAGAAGAACAGATAGGGCAGCGGCTCGAACGCATCGCGTAACATGCACGCTGCCCAGTACAGCAAATACTGGCCGCCCGTCCGAATGTTCGCGCGGACGGCCCATTCGGCATCTTTCAGCGCGGCGTCAAGGTCTTGGCCGCAGTGCCGCAGGATTCGGTCCCAGTGTGGATGCCGAGCCGCCTCGTCATCAGAGAGCACGGCGGGCTGGTAGCGATACTGTGCCGCGCCAAGATTCCACTGTCGGCCGCCGACGTACTCTGGCTGGAATGGAATGTTGACCAGGTGCCAGGGCTCGAAGACGGGGCCACCGAGGATAAACTTGATCTCTGAGTCGCTGTTACCCAGCCGGGCCAAAGCGAACTTGATTTTCTCCGTCGCGAATCGACGCCACTCCCCATCTTTACCCTTCAGATACCAGCCGGCATCTTCGCCGGCCGGCGTCACGAGCTGCCGCAGCATCGAGTCATATTCGGCATGGCCAACATCGTCTCGCTTACGGTCGGTCTGCGTGTCGAAGACGCGAGCCCACTTATCCTTCTTGGCTTCCCAGCCGGCCATGCCTTCGTCGCCATCACGCTTTTGAATCTCAATGATGAGGCGACCATCCTTGTTCCGCTTCAACACCGTCTCCCGGCCTTCCATCTTCTCCGGGACAGAAATCTTCCGGCCGAGGGCCTCGGCTGCCTCCAGCGCCTTGCTCGCCGTATCGAATACGAAGCCGCCGCCATTCTGTCGTTCGACACCGCCCATTGCCTTGGCAGCGACGGCTAGGTCCGGCTGCCGGTTGTAGAAGCATGTCGTCCAGCCGTCACCGTCCTGCGTCCAAGTATCGGCCTCGTTCGTGCCTTGCCCGAAGCGATAGACCTTGAAGCCGCCCTTATCGAGCGGGAAGAGAAAGCAGTTGGGCGTGCCTGGATCGGCTCCGCGGGAGAGCGTCTTGAAGAAGCCCTGGAGCTTCATGCTCTCGGCTAGGTTCGCGAGCGCCTTCGTGTGCGTCTGGAGCAAGTGGTGATCTGGCACCCAGATCGTCGGTAGCTGTCCAATCTGTGCGCGTGGTGGACGTCGGAGTGCGCGCAGCAAGATACGCGTGAGAGACACGATGGTAGGAGAGCGGAAACCGCTCAGGCAGGAGCGAGGATTCGCCGAAGTCGG